GTCCGGATGCCGCCTTGGCTGTAAGACCGACCCCGGCCTCGTATTTCGTGCCGAACTTCAGGAGTTGCGCGGGCTTGAAGCCCAACTCGTTGGCATCCTTGCTCCAGTTGAACGTGCCGGCCACCGGCTTCCCGACTTCATCCACGAGGGAGAACGCCGCCTCGGTGCTGGCGCGGTCCATCGGCATGGAGAAGGTGACCGAGATCGGCCGCTCGATGCCGACATTGATGCTGTTTTCCGGCTGCCAGCGGATCACGGTCGGGTCCGCCGTGCTGAATCCGAAAGTATAGGCCTTTTCCAAGACCCCGCCCGTGGTGTCCGCCAGCCCGGCCGGGATCGTCACCGTGTAGGCCGTGGAGGCCGCCAGCCCTCTCTCCGGCGTGAAGCGGTAGATGCTGGTGTTGATCCATTCCCCTTTACCTGCCAGCGTGGGGGTGATGACCAGCGGCTGGGGCAGGTTCGCTTGCTCGCCCGTGCCTACGAGCGGCACGACCGGCCGGTTGAACGCGACCGTGATCGTGTCCTCCGTGCTCACCTGGTCGGCGCCGTCGGCCGGATCGATCGGGTCGGTCACGCCCTCCCACGGGTGCAGAGACCCAGTGCCGCGGTAGAACGAGTGGGTGATGTCCTCGCTGACCCGCATCTGGTCGAAGTCGAAGTACTGGCCATTGGCGTAGATGCCGGAGCGCGACTGGAGGGCGGCGTTGCGCCCCTCGACCGTGGGGTGCTGGTAGAGCTCCGGGCTCAGGAACGTGCCCGTGGCGCCACCGTTCGAGCAGAAGTTATTAAACAGGCAGTTTTCGAATTGCAGCGTGTACGGTATAGCGCTGGCATCGAGCTTGACCAGGAACTTACCGGCGGTATTGCACCATGAGACGAACTCACAGTTGATGAACTTGAGCCGGTTGCATTCGCCCGTGAGCCAGAGCTCTGTGTTGGCCGCAGCGCGCGCCTGAGCAGCCATGCCGATGGTGCAGCGCACGAACGCGCATTCGTCGCCCGTGACCTTGAGCGAGTAACTGCCGGCCCGCGCCGCTGCCGTTGCATGCCCCATGCCGGCAAAGAACACGTTCTCGAAGTAGCAGCGCCCGCCCGAGACGATGACCGCGCCGGAATCGGCAGCGGCATCATTGCCGTTGTAGAACTGGACGTTCTTGACAATGCAGCCGGCAGCCTGGAAGTCGATGAGGTATGCCAGGTCAAGCGCGGCGCTGCCAGTGATGCGGGCGCGCTGGCCCACACCGGGCAAGTCTGCCGTGAGTCCAACCAGGTGCGTGTAGGTCTTCGTCCACGGCAGCGCGGCCGCCAGTGCGTTGCCCGTGGCGCTGCCCATGAGCAGCACAACGTCGTTGTTGCCCGATGTGCAGAGGTTGTAGGCGGCCAGAACGGTCAACAGTGCCTCATCAGGCGCTGTTCCGCTGTTCGAGTTGCTGCCGTTGGCGGGATCGACGAAGTACTTGTTACCCGTGAACGGCATTGCTGCGAGCGCCCCATCTGCCAGGTCTGCCAGCATCGAGACGCCCTTAACCATCTTGTACGGTCGTGACACTGTTGTACTCCTGTTGCCTCCGGGGAGGGCATCCCGAGATGTCCTCCCCATCCAGCAGACTAGCCGGCAATGCTATACGCCGGTGATTCCATAGGTGATGGCCGAAGCCTCGGTGTCCCTGTAGCCCAGGCCCCAGCGGGTCATGGCCACGATCTGATTGGTGTCGCTCTCAGGCCAGCGGTCCGTCTCCAGGGTCATGCGGCGCTTCCACTTCAGGCGCCACTGATCCCAGCGCACGGCGAGGATAGCGCCGGTCGTGTTGTTGGCCGTTGTGTCCTGATCGACCTTGCCGGCGGTGTTGGCTTTGCGAGCCGAGCTCATGTAGTGCATGAAAGCGCTGGGCTTGTACTCGAAGCCCCAGATGCCCTGCAACTGTCCCTTCTCCAACGTGGCGTTGACGAACACATCACGGGTCATCACGTTGGCCATCTGCATGGCCTTCCAGTAGGTGTTATGATCAGAGATGAAACTGACCTTTGTGATGTCGGCGTTGATGCCCACCGTGCCGAGCAACTTGGCGGTTTCAAGGAAGTCCTCGTCGCCCAGCGCGCCACCGCTGCGGCTGTTGGCTGTGTTGGTGACGAGGGCCAGCTTGCGGAAGCCATTGACGAGGCAGAACACTTCGGTACCGGCCGGCGTGCCGCCGATGTCGTTGACGTTGGTGGTGATCGTTTCGTCGGTGTCGCCGTCGATGATGGCGTGCTCAAACTGCTCAAGGCCCGACTGCTTCATCTGGCGCATGATCTGCGGTGCGATGGGCACGAGTGAGTCCTCGGACAACTCGCCGGAGTAGGTCACGCGGCAGCCCATCTTGGCGAGCGTGACGGCCTTCTGCCCGGTCGTCAACTGCGAGCTGGTCACGGTCACGTCCGGCCGCCCGGAGGTGTGTGCGGTAGCCTGCGCGACCTTGTACCACGTCGGGTCGGTTGACTCGAGTGGCACGACTTCCGACTCGTAGCCGTCGCCGATCTGGTCAGAGTACGGCGCCAGCTTGTTCAACACCCAGCACTCGGCGCGGATCTGTTCCCAAATCTGGTTGCTGTACTGCACGCCGATCCACTCGTCGCCATGGCTGGAGAGAGTGGAGTACATGACCTCGTTGGCCTTCAGTCCCATCGCCTTGAGCGCGCCGTAGGCCTCCGCAGCGCTTGCATTCCTGGCGGCCTCGGACTCGATCTTGAGGGCCAGCGCCCGCACAAACTCGTCGGACGGCGCCCGCTTCTTGGCCGTGCCCGATGACGCCAGGATGCCGATGACCAGAGCGTGTTCGGCCGGGGTCAGGTTGTCCCACTTGGCGCTGTACTTGCGGATGTGCGGCGCGCCCACGACCAGGCGGCCGGATGCAGCGTCCTGCTCGTCGCGTGCCTTCAGCGCAGCAGCTACGGCTGCGTCTGTCTCTGCCTTCCGCGCAGCCACAGCAGCAGCTTCGTCGTCCCGCGCCTTGAGCGCATCGGCGACGATCTTCTGAATCTCACTTGCTTCCATTTCTTTGCTCCCGTTCTGTGCTATAGTGTGCGCCGCAGTCGCCGCCGGATCGCCGGCCTCTGGCTCTGCCCCTGGCGCTTGAAACGCTAGTCCTGCCCGGTCATAGATCGCCTTGGCGACTGGGATGGCGACGGCGTACCTGTTCGCCGGCTCACGCCCTTCCGTTGCATCGAACACGCTGAGCTCCACAACCGGCCATTCCCTGATATGCCCGTCTGAGTCAACGCGGGTCAGATGGGCGATGCTGCCTGACGACGCCCTGGCCACGCCTGCCTGCGCAGCATCCCACACGCGTTTAGCGAGCGATGACGCTTTGTCCAGGACCACCCTGTACCAGACGCCCGCCGCGTCTACCCAGCGCCGGACCGTCTTGCCGATGTACTCAGGATCGCCCATCGGCTTCTTGTCCGGTCCGAAGCCGTGATAGTAGACGGCCGGCGGCAGTGTCCACTTGTCAGGATGTAGCTCTGTCTTGGCGTCAAACCATTCGCCGTCTGCGTCCCTGTTGGCCGCGTCGCCGTAGGGGATGCCCAGCACGTCAAGCTGCCAGTCGCCCGCAGCCTTGACGACACCCCAGATAAGCGGCTGCGCCGTGGTGAGCGTCACATCGGCCTTGCCCGGTTGCTCCGCCTGCTCCTGCTCTGCGATCTCTTCAGCCACAGCGCCCAGGTCAACAGCGGCCTGGTCGATTTCGCGCGCCTTCTGGCGAATGCCGTGCAAAAGCTCCTGATCCTTGGCGCTGTGCCGTGCGCCGTACTTCAGGTGTGCGTCGCCGGTACTCGTTACGTTGTCTGCCATGTGCTCACCGCCTTTCCATTAGCCGCACGAGCGTCGTGAGTAGTGCATACACGGGACGCCCCAAGAAGCCAAACGCGGCGACGGTCTCGCGCTTTGTAGCTTCCACCTCGCGCGCAAACGCAAGCCAATTACCCTCAAGCGTTGCATCGTACACGGCGCGTTCAGCATCCGTCATACGAATCCTGTCTAGTTCTGCCATGTCTACCCACCCCACACGTCATGTATGGCGTCTGCGACCTTCCTGACGATCTCCCCCGTGTGCTTCTCCCACATGTCCTGTAGCGTGCGCCAGCCGCGGGCGGCGTGGAAGCCGACTTGCTTGTCCTTGTCGTGGACGTAGCCTGAATAGCTGGCCTCGTTTTTGATGATGGCGTCACGGCTGCCGTGCGCCTTGACACTCCAGGATTGGTTGATGTTCTCCGATGTCCTGCGCCCGTGGATCGAGCCATCCTTCACCCGCCAGCGTGAGCCGAAGCCGCGCTCATACCAGGCCTTTCCCCCATAGGGGGGCGCGGACGGATAGGGCGCTGTGAACGTCACAAGGTCATTCGCCGCCGCAACCATAAGCCCGCGGATGAAGGAATGAGCCTTGAGCTTGCCCATCTTCTTCTCGAGCTCCTCGATCCCTTCCACCTTGACCGTGACTGACATGCTATCTCACCCATCTGTATGTGATCCCACACCTGCACCACGGATGCGCCGGCGGCTGTGGGTCACTCTCTGGTATCACTTGCTCATTCAGCGGGCCGCAGATGTCGCACACGAGCTCATCGTTCTTCGTGTGCCACACCGCCTCCATGTGCTGGCCCGACTGCCGTGCGAGATCCACCGCCAGGCGCTTACCCCAGCTTGTTGCCCGTGTGACCTCTGTTGCTGAAATGACGCCTGCCCGTGCCTCGCTAAAGAATGGCTGCAGTGCATCACGCAACCTGCTCAGTGTTAGGCTCCCGGCGATGACCTGACCCACCTTGCTTTCGACGGCTTGGCGACTCGTCTGCATGACGCCCCTGGCCAACTCGTCAACCTGTGCTCCGATGGCCTCCGCTGCATTGAGCGCCGCCTGCGCCGGGTCCACCGCGCCGCCCTGTTTGATGATCTGAGCGATGCCCTCCTGCGCCACTTTCTCAAGCACCGGCTCGATCATGGCCCGGAGCGCCGCCGCTTCTGCCGGCCAGAACTGCGAAAGCCTATTCAGGTCGGGCGGATCGCCCAATTGGTCAACGATGTCACCCAGCTCACGACGTAGAAATGGCAGCAGCTTGCGTAGAATCTCCGTCTCTGCTTCCGGGACGGCCTTCAGAAAGGGGCCGCTGTAGGCGGCCTTGACCTCCTCGGCATTCGTTGCCGCTGCGAGCCTGCCCCGGATAACCTCAGCGACGTCGCCCTGCAGGTGCTCACACCCAAACTCCAGCGCCTTCGCCGCGCCATGCTTGACGGCGAACCGTCGCCACGCTGCCAGCTCCTTGCGCGCCTTGACCTCTGCCTGCATCGCGTCGGCCTCGTCTGCATCCGGCTCCGCTTCCGGCTCATTCTGCGGCGATTCCTCAAGTGGCTGCATTGGCTGCATTGTCTCCGGCGCGGGCTCGGTAAGCGGCGTCATTGGCGGCATGTCGCCCAGCGTCTCTTCGTCCTCGTCACCCGGCAGCGGCGTCGCTGGCCCTATCTGCGCGGGCAGCATCTCGCCGCGCTCGTCGCCCAGCGGATTGTCCTCGTAGTAGCGCTCGCGTATCTCGTCAACAGTGTGCGTCTCACCGTATGTTTTCTGCTCTTGCAGCTCCAGCACACGGTCAACGACGCGGATGTCGTCAAACTCAGCGACCAGGTCATCGCCGTAGACGGGCAGCAGGTTGTTGGTGATCTTCTCGGCCACGGCAACGAGCATCGGCCAGACGGCCATGTCGATGAAGGTTGCCTTGCCACTCTTAGCATTCGCCTCAGTTGCGTTGACGGCGAGCACGGATGCTAGGCCCGGTGCGAAGATGCTGTATATCTCTTCCTTTGTGAATGTGCGGGCGCCCAGGAACTCCATGTCACGCTGTGAGAGCGACATTTGCACCCACTGCACGCCACCCTGCCCAACGCCCCGCAGGAGCATTGCGCCACTGCGCTGCGTCCCGCCCCATCCCTCTTTGATGTCCGTCTTGAGCTTATCCCAGGCTGGGTCACTGATGTTGTCCGCAAAGGCGATGGCACCCGGCACCTTGCCGTTGTTCTTGCCGAAGAACTCCGTGTTATACTTCTGCGCTTGCATGTCGCCTTGTGCCACAACGGCAAGGCTCTCGATGGGCGACAATCCCACATACCAGTTCAGCGGGTGGAAGCGCTTGAAGTGCACCACCTGCCACGGCTGCAATGTCTGCGCCGGCTCACCCAGCCCCGGCTCGTAGGTATAGCCCTTGATGAACATGCGCCCGTCCGGTATCGGCGCGATCTGGTGCGACGGGATAGCCCAGATTTCAACCGGCTCGGCCGTCTCGTTGCGCTTGTTCAGAAACCAGTAGGCGTTGCCGGTGAGTGCGTGATAGGCTGCCGTCTTTACCATGAGCTCGCTGCGGCTATCCAGCGGGTTGGGCCGCAGCAGGCGCAACTCAAGCGGATGGTTGGCGATGTCCTTGCGCTTGTCGCCCACGATCTTCTTGACGCTAAAATCCGCACTAGCAACCGTCGTGGCGACGGCCATCACGGCGCCGTAGACCCATGACAAGCGCTGGAATAGCTCCTCTTGCGCTTCGGGCAAGGCCAGGTCTGGTATGCTGTATGCCTGCCCCGCCCCCGTCGCCTGGAGCAGCGGCGCCACGGGGGCGGGCGGCGCTTTCTGGTAGCCCATGCGCCCTGCTAGTCTGTCAAATAGGCTCATTCGCTCGTCTCATAGAAAGCTCACCATATCGGATGGGTCAATGT